CTAATGCGACAAATGCAACTAGAACCTTTTTTCTTAGGTTTTGATGATGCATTTAATCAGTTGATGGGATTAAAAAATGACCTCAACAAACATATCTCAAATTATCCACCTTACAACATTAAAAAGATTGACAACAATGAATTCGAATTAGAATTCGCTGTTGCTGGTTTTGACAAAAAAGATGTTAAGGTTATGATGGATATGGGCAAACTCCGTGTTTCTGGAACAATTGGGGAGAAAGAAGATACTGCAGAATTCCTACATAAAGGAATTGCTACACGATCATTCTCTTCTACATTTGCTCTAGGAGAACACGTTGAAGTTGAATCAGCAGAGGTAGAAAATGGATTACTCAAAGTTAGAGTAAAAAAATATCTACCAAAGCATTTACAACCAAAAGAAATTATAGTAAAATAGTAGTATTCCTTTTAGTAGGGGAATAATTGGTGGCGGGGTTGACGTTATAGTCCCCCGCTATCATCTAAAGATAGGAAAAGTATGATAATCCAAGTTATGGGATTGCCAGGTAGTGGTAAAACAACATTCTCAAAAGAATTATCTGAAAGAATTAATGCTATACATCTTAATGCAGATGAAGTAAGAAAAGATTTAAATTCTGATTTGGGATTTACTAAAGAAGATAGAGTAGAGCAAGCAAGAAGAATGGGTGCTTTATCAAGACTATTATCTAATCAAGATCAAATAGTTATAGCAGACTTTGTGTGTCCAACTTTTGAAACAAGAAAAGCATTTGGAAAACCAGACATATTAGTTTGGGTAGATAGAATTAAAGAATCTAGATTTGAAGATACAAATATTATGTGGGAAAGTCCATTATACTGGGATATGAAAATAGAATTTGGTAGCACAGTTGAAGATTCTATATATGAATTTATAGATTTATTTGGATTTACTGATTGGAAAAGACCTACAACTCTTATGCTTGGCAGATACCAACCATGGCATGAGGGTCATGATGCATTACATTCAGAAGCAGAAAAGAGAACCAAGCAGGTAGTTGTTGGTGTAAGAAATACATCTGGAACTTCTGTTAAAGATCCACTATCTTTTGGTCAAGTAAAAGAGGGTATTCATAAGTATAGAGATGATGCTTTTATAATGAAAATGCCTAATATAACTAACATAGTTTATGGAAGAGATGTAGGATATTTAATTGAAAAGGTAGAACTGCCAGAGCATATTCAGGCTATTTCTGCTACTGAAAAAAGAAAACAAATGGGATTATGAGTGTAACAAAAACTAGATCTTTTGCAAAAGCCTTAACTTGGAGAACAACTGGAACTTTAGATACTTTTTTGATATCTCTATTAATAACTAAACAGCCTTTTATTGCAGCATCTATAGCAAGCGTAGAGGTTTTAACAAAAATTATTCTTTATTATTTTCATGAAAGAATTTGGAATAAAATTTCTTGGGGTAGGAAAAATGATAAATGATTCAAGTAATGTTCCAGAAAATACAATAGTAATAATAACCGAAGAAGATAGTTTGAATGAAAAAGTTAATACTATAGTATCTAGATTAGATAAAAAAAGAGAATGGTTTAATAATGAATTTTATTATTGTCTTCCCTTAACCATAGGCAATCAGTATGGATTTGGAATAAAGTCTAATAGAACATTTGATGTTTTGTGGTCAGGAAAAAATTCTGCATCATCAACTAAAATTATTTTTTTAGATGAGCCTAGTGACATTCAAAATATATCTTCTCATTTTGGATCAGGAATAATTACTTTTCAAAACAGATTTCATTTTAGAACTCCTCCAGGGGTAAACCTAATAACTATGCCAGCACCTAATTACGTTATACCTGGTATGCAATCAATGACTGGAGTAATTGAATCAGATAATCTTAAAAAAGATTTTACCTTTAACGTTAAACTTACAATTCCTAACAAAACATTTAGAGTAAATAAAGGAGATGTAATATCTTGCATTATGCCTATACCAAGATACTACGTTGACACATATACTATTTTGAATGCAAATGAAGTGTTTGATAAAGAACTAATAAAATTAGAAAGAGATGCCATAGATCAATATAATAAGATAAGGTCTGAAAGGCACACGAGGGTTGGACCTACTAAACTATATATGCTAGGAAAGGACCAATACGGAAAAAAGTTTAAAGATCATCAAAAAACTATTGACAAGACTACCCAAAAATGATATTATAGATACCTACAGATTGGATTACTATGGCACTTCATAATCACGTATTAATTAATGGATATACATTGCTTCCACCAACGGATGAAAAACAAACAATTCAATGGATGCAAGAGTTAGTGGACTCAATTGGTATGAAAACTATTCAAGGCCCATTTGCATCTTATGTAACTAAAGAAGGTAATCGTGGCCTTACTGCAGCAGTAATGATTGAAACTTCTCATATTGCAATGCACGTTTGGGATGAATCTGATCCAGCGTTTATGCAGTTTGATTTGTATACTTGTTCAACACTTCCAGTAGAAAAAGTAATTAAAAACTTAGAAGACCACTTTGGACTTTTTAATCATAGTGTATTAGTATTAGAAAGAAGTGAAGGATTTAAGATTGTTGCTGAAGATAAATGGGATACACTAGCATGACCATGCCTGATTGGTCAAACTGGGACTCTCATAAATTATTAATTGAGGCAGAGTATAAAAATAGAATGAACTTTTTTGAATGGCGTGATTTAGGTCTTGCCAATAAATGGATATCAGAACCATTTTGCGATACCCATGATACAGGATATATGACAGATGAAGAAGAAAAGGCATGGGAAAACGGAGAAGATCCGTGCATGGTTGTACTTAGAGTCTGGGAAGATAACATTGAATTACCACAGGGTCAAGAAAGTTTATTTGATGAATAAAGGTTATGTATTAATAGATTTTTGGGCTGATTGGTGTCAACCATGTAAAATGATGAATCCAATTATAGATCAGATAGAAAAAGAATACCCTGATCTAAAGATTGTTAAAGTCAATGCAGATGAAGATGCAGCAATGGTTCAAAAATATAATATAACTAGTATTCCAACATATATATTAGAAAAGGATGATGGAGAGATTATTAAGTTTGCTACTGGTGCTATGCCAAAACATAAGTTTATAAAAGAAATGGGCATTGAAAATGTCTAGGCATTTGCAAGATGGAACAATTATAGAAGAATTAGAAAAAGCAGTGCATTTAACAGTAGTTACCAAATGTCCATGGAAGTATACACTTATTGACAATGAGACTGGTCAAGTATATAATGGATCTAACGAAAGTAGTTCATATCTTCCTGGGTATGTTTTATGGAAAGAAGTTAAATGATAATTGAATTAGAGCCATGGGAATATGAGCATGCTTATGCAGTTGGGGTAAGAAGATTTACAGAAAATTGGGGTAAGTCAGATGCTTCATATTATCAAAATAATAATAAAGAAGAAGATCGTAATGCTCAAGCAGCATCTGCTATATGTGAATTAGCAGTAGCCAAGTATACTAATCAGTATTGGCACGGTTCGGTATGGGATGGTAGAAAGCATAAGAAATATAAAGATATGCCTGATGTTGGTAAGAATATTGAAGTTCGTAGAGTAAGAACACAGTCTGGTCCAACGGTTCGAGAAAAGGATACTTTAAAGCCTGATTGGGTTATTTGGGGTGCAAAACTAGCGGACGCAGAGTATAGGACTGTAAAATTATTAGGTTGGATTTCGGCAGAGGAAGCCTGGAAAATTGGTATAGAAAATCAATGGGGAAAAATAGTTCCTCAAGAATTACTACATAAAGACTGGGTAGAAGAAGAATGAAGTTCGGCGAATATATGTATGAAATGATCATGCAATTAAGTCCCTTAAATAAGATCATAGCATTCATAGGATTCTCCCTATTGACTTTTGCTGTTGCAATCACTATACTTGATTATACAAATAAGGGTAAGCACATAGATAAGAAAAGGTGGTAGTGGTGTCTGAAGAATTTGATATAGCAAACTATCTTCGTGAGGATAGAGAAGAACAAGATCTTAAGTTAGATAAGATAGTGTTTGACTCACTGCATCGTAGAGAAATTATGATGGCTCAAAGAATTATTGATGAGAATACCCTTTGTTTGTCAGGGGTAGAACCATGTGATTTCTGTAGAAAAGAACTGGACTTAGTATGATATATTACATAGCATTGTTAGTAACATTTAACGTTTCTTACATTTGTTACAAAGAATATAAGTCTTGGCAATACAAAAAAAATCTATGGTGATCAAAAGTTTGGGTTCGTCTAATGGTCGGACTCCTGCCTCCGAAGCAGGTAATATAGGTTCGACTCCTTTACCCAAAATCTATTTACAATCTTGGGGTGATTATGGTAAAGTGGCATAGACCTGATCTAAACCCTGAAGACATTGCCAAGATAATTCGCGAGGGTAGAGAAGAAAATGATAAGAAGTTTGATTCTTATGTAGAATATGTAGGTCATATTGCAAGAGATAATGATAAGATTTTAAATGCTCTTGGATCTGATTATGATGAAGAAGGCGTACCATATTGGAAGAAATGGTTGTTTGGTGATAAGGAAGAAATGTTACCTAATGGATGTCTTCCTAGTGGTCATAAGTTTTCTGATAATGATATGTGTACTATTTGTGGTGAATATAAATGATGAATGATACTTTAGAACTTATTTTAAAGATGAAGGCTGCAGAGGAAGAACTAAAAACTCAGGATTTGAGTCAGGCTATGAAAGACTATCTTGACTCAAGTAATAGGCTAATGCTGTCCATGCAGGCCTATATAGACTACCTATTATTGGAGGAATAATGGCAGGTAAGAATCATCAATTAAAGTATCGATATGCTGATTGGGAGCGTATTGAACAAGCACAAGAAAGATTTTGGTCCAGTAAAGCAAGTGACGTAACGATCACTAAACCAGATGGCACTGTTGAGGTTGTTAAAAATATGTCTAATCCTAAGAACTGGAAGAGAAAGAAAAAAGGTTATGGTAAGAAAAGACAATCAATGTTTGAAGGAGATATTCTTCCATAGTTCAATTGGCAGAACGTCCGACTGTTAATCGGCAGGTTCCTGGTTCGAGTCCAGGTGGAAGAGCCATGGCATAGAAAGGTGTATAATTAACATATGGCTACTTGGAAAAGACTTAAGAAGTTTTTAGATGAAATGTCTAAAATTGATAAGCACCAAAATGGTGGTATGCCATCTCCGATGTTTTTTAATGATAAAGATGTTACTGGGATTCATCCCAATAAATCTGTTATGAGTAAGGCTCTTAAAGATAGTAAGAAGAAAAATATTTAGATTATGTGGATCATAGATAGGGTCAAGGATGACTCTAAAGGTCACAATCAGGCACGTTGCCACTCATGTGGGTATTCTTTTAATATAGATATTTATAGACAAAAAGATGTGGCATTGATTATGAGAGCCCACAAATGTGGGGGGTAGAAATGGATAAATTCAACTCTGTTATAGCCTATCTTGTAATAATATCAATAGTACAAATAGGACTATTCTATTATATATTTAGGAATATGGACAATAAATGAATCAACCAAAATTTTCGGGGGAATTCGAAGAACAATACTACCATAAAGAAGGATATATACCATTAGATCCAAACACATTCTATGATGACACATATGAACAAAATGTCCAAAAACCAACAAAACAATCATAACACCCCTGGCTTTTTATAAAATAATATTGTACTAACATGTTACAAGGATAAACAATATAGATGAATGTGGAATAAAATGGAGTAAAATGGGTAATTGAGCATACCCCCTTTTAATCGTAATGTCAATAGCCTTTATACCCCCTATCACATATGGGCATATTTGTCAATAGGTTCGTAATACTTTTTTATAATATGGGCATATATGAGCATAGTTCGTAATATATTTATGACAAAAATAGCCCAATTATTCTGCCTTATTCTGGCATTATTTTGTCTTATTCGTAATACTTTTTAATAGATAGTTATATGATTTTGCCAGATAATAGGCAGATAATTAAAGATAATTAAATGCTATCAAAATATATAGGAGCCATGCATGATGGACTATAATTAATACTTGCTTCTACTGCTATTCTTAATCTTTTATTTATATCTTTGTACCCCCGAGTTGTGTAGAGGGATCCGAAGGCTATCAAGCCACCTGATCCTATAGCACCCTCAGTGATTTCATTGAATTGAAAATCTGTTGAGTCAAACTCAAATAGTCTGCCACGCACAGCGATGAGGGCCAGGACGCCGCCATCCTTGTCTTCAGCGGGGGAAGAAGAAGGACTATATACTCCTATAGCATTCTTATATACTTGACAAAACTTTGTTCTTAAAAACCTTGTTAATTCTTTTCCATTATATCCAGAAGGATCTGGAAGATCAATGGAATGTAATAATTGTCCTAAACCTGTTTCTCCTGCATATCCAATTAAATATTTTCCATTCTTTTGAATCTTAGGATCTATAATAGGAAGAATAATACTATCATCAGATGCCCCCGAATCCGCCGCCATATACACTTTGCGGGGGGTAGAAAGATTATCAACTATTCCAACTATACAAGTCATCAATTATTCCCTATGATATAAACATACCTGGATACAATTATAGCCCATATACAACAAAGTTGTCAATAATGGGCATATAAAATAGTTCTTCGTAATACCTAAAAAACATCAAAAATGGGCAAATAAAAACAAAGGTCGTAATACCTATTGACAAAATAAATTATGTAAAGTATAATATATAGCCACGGTCATCCCAGGCTATTTACGCATCTGGTTCCAGGCACCATAAACATATCCAGCCAGAAATGATCCGACCGATATGAGTATGGCGATCGCCAGGTAGTCTCCCCAATAGAGCATTAGACGTGTTCTATGAACTTCACAAGACTATCTACATCTTGGTCTTGTTCGTTAATGTCAGCAATTGTTAAGACATCTTTGAATAGTTCTTCAATTGACTCAGAGCCAGTAGAAGAAACTTCTTTAATGTCACCCTCTGTTAATAAATTACATAAGGATATTGCTTCATAGTTGTTAATCTTGAAGTCGTCCCAACGTGCATTACCAACCCAAACCCCATTGTCCAGTTCGGATATTACTCTTGCCTTATCTTGTATCGTTAGTGCCATTTTATTCCTCTCCTTGTTGTTGTTTAACTATACCATGTTCTCTTTCTAAAAACAAGTTTCTTTCTACCTCAAATACTTTAATTGGGTCATCATCTCCAACTACTGGAAAGTCTGGCATTAGTTCTTCACTAGGAATCCTTTTATCATACAACTCCATATGAAACTTTAAGCCGTCTACAAAGTTGTTAAGATTTCTTAGAACAAAGAAAGTTTCGCCCATTAAATATCTTGGAACATTAAACTTCCAATCATGAGGAAGAACAGTTCCATTAGCAAATATCTTTATTAACTTTTCTGCAATCTTTTCAGACTCGCCTTTTCTATACATTACAATCCAATCCTAGCCTATTAGTTTATCGGTTAATGGGTAACTAGTCAATAGCATATTCGCTTAAGACAATGCTAATCTTAGCATCATCTGGCACGGATATAGTTTTTGGTTCATCATAGTTATCTATTACAAAAAGATCCCAACCATCATGAGTAGGTATGGTGTCAGTTACTTCAAAGACTTCACCTTTAACCTTTATAAGATCTCCACCTTCTATAAAGTTAGGTAAGACTTGGTCTACTACTTTATATTCGTCCATAGTTAACATTGTATATCCTATTCTCGATCTAGTTGTACTATGATGTTTAACATATCATCATATGGTTTTTCTGTTATGAAGTACCCGATTCTGTTTACAAAGCACCAACCATTAACAATACAGGTATGGCCCTCTTCATCATCGATATATGTCCAGATACGGTTTGGCTCATTCTGGCCAATAGCAGCCACGTAGTCATACTCCTCACCGTAGGTCTCAAACATGATACCTCCAGAGCCATCGTTAAAGGAAGCATTCTTATCTAAATGATTGACTAGTGGTTTAAAGTGAAACTCCCACTCTTCTACAGATAACAATACTTGATTGTAGTATGGTGAGTCTGGATTAATATCTGGGTCTAAGCAACTGCACAACTCGTTGCCACAAAAGTCACAGCCCTCTGAGAATTCTTCACTCACTGCCATCATCCTCGTATTGGAAGTCGATTCTGCATTCATCAAGTGCTCCATCAGCATATTGAATGTGTTCCAAGTAATTCATATCCATGTGGTCTTGAATTGCTTGCTCCAATTCATCAGTGTCATCGAAGTCAACCATATCTGCAAACTCTGGATAAATATCCTGAATCTCTTCAGCAGACAAAGTTACAGTTG